GGCCACCGTGAGCGGCCTACCTGCGCTCATGCGATCCCGCCTGCGGATCGACACCTACGGAAAACCTGACGGCTGGGTTATGACGCTAGAGGCGTCGGTGGATGGCACAGTGTGGCGGAAGCAGATCGACTGCGGCGTGCGTCCCGAGTGGTCTACGGCGTGGGCGGTTCCGCCGTTGCCGTAGGTGCGCTCTACACCTTTAGAGAGCGACTTACGCGGCGTTTGAGGGCATTTGAGAACTGGACACGCCGCGTATGTTCGGGGTATGTCATGGACGATCCATCACGGCGACAGCGTGGAGACGCTTTCCCGACTCCCTAGCGAGTCGGTTGATTCCGTTGTTACCGATCCGCCATACGCCGAGATTGACCGGCCATACGGCAGGTTGACAGAGCCGGAATGGCATCGGCTCATGGATGACGTTGTCGCCCAGGTGCGGCGAGTTCTAAAGCCCACCGGCAGCGCTGTTTTCATACTCCAGCCCAACAGCGAGAAGGTCGGCCGTATGCGGCCGTGGCTGTTTGAGTTTATGGCGAAATGGGCGAGGGAGTGGAACATGGTGCAAGATGCGTGGTGGTGGAATCACTGCACGCCGCCCAACGTGCACTGCCAGCGAAAGCGCGGGCTTATGCGGCCAAGCCTAAAGGCTTGCGTGTGGCTTGGCCCAAGCGATTGCTACCGCAACCAAGACGAGGTTTTATGGTCAGAATCCATGCACAACGCGGCCCAGCGCAACGGCGACAGGGCGTTAAAAATTCGTCCCTCTGGACTATCAATGCGGACTGATCGTTGTGCAAGCGTTGCCGTAGAGCGCGGTGGAGTTACTCCGTTTAATGTGATTCCGATACAAGGGGCAAACGCGGAAAAAGGCAAACATGGAGCCGCTACTCCGCTGGCGCTCGCTGAATGGTGGGCGAAATACCTAACGCCAGATGGAGGACTGTTGCTAGACCCGTTCGCCGGGTCTGGAACGATGGGCGTGGCAGCGGTCCGCAGACGGTTAGACTTCATCGGGATTGAGAAAGAGGCGGAATACGTCGGCATCGCCAAATCCCGCATAGCGAAAACCGAAGCAGAGATTGGGCCGCTGTTCGCATGAAGTGCGCTCTTGCACCAGAGGGGCGACTGTTACGAAACCGATGCCGAAAGAAAAACGGGCATAGGTTTCTGGTCCGCACGGGTAGAATCTGAGCCATGATCGCCACGCTACGGTTCAACCTGCCCGACGAACAGGCTGAGTTCGACGCCGCCCGGCTTGGCAGTGAGGCGTTGTCTGCGATCTGGGCCATCGACCAGTGGTGCCGCAACAGGATCAAGTACGAGCGGCCTACCGCCGACGAGGTTCACGCACTGGAGGCTGTGAGGGCGATGATCCCGCATGAGTTGCTAGGACACTGAACAGAAACTGTCGGAAAGTGACAGGTTCCGCACTGAGCGAAGGGACGGTCGGATGGGCTACTACAAAGAACTCGACATCCGTATCCGTAATGGCGGCGATGACGCCTTGGCCGCAGCCCTCGAACTGGTGCCGCGCTGGATTCCTGTGAGCGAGCGGCTGCCTAAAGACTTCGACACAGTCCTGCTCTATCTCGACTACAGGGATGGGCACGGCGGTCAGGCAGTGGGGTACTTCTTGGGTGGCGAGTTCTGGCTGTATGAGGATGGCAACATCCCGTGCAGCAAGGCAGAGGTGGACGTTCTCTACTGGATGCGGCTACCCGAGGCTCCAGAAGACGCGCCGCTGCCGCCCTGAAGTGCGCTACTGCGGCGAGAGACGGCCGTGCCCACTGCAAGGATTGCGGCCCCCGTGCCTAGCCTAGAAGCACAGGAGATCCCCTATGCCCGACGCCATTCTGTTTCGCAAGTGCCGCGATCTCGACATCACACTGCACACGGCCACGAGCCTGGCCACCACGCTCGATATGCGTGACGTGGCTGGGGCCGTGCTCTCCATTGGCACGATCAGCACCAACGCCAGCACGCTCCAGATGTGGACAGGGCCAACGCCTACGGCTGCGTTCCGCCGGCTCTACAAGAGTGACGGTAGCGTGGCTGATCTGACGATCGCCGCCTCGAGCACGGAAGGCCGGGCGTATTCGCTGCCCGATGAAGTGTTTGGCACTGAGTACCTGAAGATCGTGTCGGCCACCACGAACAGCACGGGCACGACTGGGTTCGTGATGTTCAAGAGCTGACGCCCCCCCCGGCGTGCCAGCAGCGTAGACCCCCCCCTATGCCACAACGCATGCCCGCCTATCGGCCGCCTCGCCTTGCGTTGCAACGCAGACGCAGGGACGAGAGTGCGAGGGGCAACGCATACCAGCGTGGGTACACTGACAAGGCACACAGGGCTTGGAGGCTTGCCGTATTAACACGGGCCGCCTGGGCCTGTGCCTCCTGCGGTCGCGTGTGTGGCGACAAGAGAGAAGCACACGCAGACCACGTCGTGCCAGTGAGCGAAGGTGGTGCGAAATACGACGTGGCAAATGGGCAGTGCCTGTGCGTGCGCTGCCACGGAAAAAAGACGCGAGCCGAGCAAAATTGCCGTGCCGCGCGAGCCGAAACGCAGCCAGCCGACCGGCCGGAGCCGGCGACGGCGCGACGGCAGGGTGGGTCGAACCACCCCAACTTTGCCGAATAAAAACCCCGGTCGCTTCCTAACCGTACAAACGTGCGAGTTATTTCATGGGGGTAGGTCCGTGGCAATTTGACACCGCCCGCATGCTGCGGGAATGGCAAAACCAAATGGTATCTACATCACTTGCGCCAACGCCAAGTGCAGCAGAAGTTTCTATGTCACACCAAGCCGATACGCAGTTGGCACTCGGTGCTGCTCCTCCAAGTGCAGGGCCGAGCACATGCGGCTGCCAGATGCCTTCTGCCAAAATCCGGCATGCGGCAAAAAGATTGAACGAGAAGCACAGGGGCCACGCAAAACAGCACTAGGGCAAGACGGTCGAAAATACTGCTGCCGTGAATGCGCATGGGACCACCGATGGGGATCAGACAGGCCGCAAAAAAACTGGAGCAAGAAGCACCTGGCTTCAGCTTCTGCAGGTGCTTTGCGAACTTCGCTGCGGAAAAAATGCAAGCTCTTGGGTGTGCCGTTTGACGAGCAATGCACCCGCCGTGCGGTGCTTGAGCGAGACGGCTGGGTATGCCAGATGTGCCGCATTGACTGCAATCGTGAATACATCATCGACACAAAGACCCGCCGGCCAGACCCTCGCAACGCAGAGCACGACCATATCGTGCCGCTTACTGAGGAAGGCACACCCGGTAATGTCTTCCCTAACTCGCAGTGCCTGTGCCGTAAATGCAACAATAAAAAGCGAGCCCGCAGCTGGGGGCAGTTGCGGCTTGACTTGGAAGGATCGGTAAAGCGATGGGAAAACGTGGCCCGAGGCCGACGCCAACGCAACTCAAGGTCTTGCGCGGCAATCCAGGGTGCCGCCCTCTAAACCGCAACGAGCCCGCACCGCCGGCCAATGGCATTACTATGCCGGCGTACCTCGGGCACGTGGCCGCCGCCCGCTGGGCTGAGCTTCTTCCGATGCTCCAGGCCGTGAAGGTGATGACGCAGGCAGACGTTGAAGCCCTCGCCAGGTATTGCGACACGTACGAATGGTGGCTTGCAGTGCGGGCGAAACTGAAGGCAGACGGCGACACGTACCCGATCCTGAACGACAAGGGCGATGTGAAGTACGTCGCCCAGCGGCCTGAGGTTTCGATTGCCCACAAGCTCGCCGTGCAGATGCGGCAGCTCGAGCAAGACTTCGGGCTGAACCCGTCAGCTAGGACATCGCTGCATGTCGAAGAGCCAAAGCAGGAAACGGACGACCGGGACGCTCGCGTGTTCGCTGGCTAAGCCCTGCGGCAACTGCAGCAGCTGCTTCGCGGTCGAGTTCTTCCACAACTACCTGACGCACGCAAAGGGCGAGCTCGGCGGCAAGCCGTTCTTGCTGGAGCCGTGGCAGCAGGACTACGTGCGAAAATTGTTTGGCACTTCCGGCGGCAAGCGTACTGTGCGGACAAGCCTGCTGGCGATCCCTCGCAAGAACGGCAAGAGCAGTCTGTGCGCTGGCATCGCATTGAAGCTGCTCATGGAAGACGAGCCAGGATGCGAGGTCTATTCCTGCGCCGCCTCGCGGGACCAGGCACGCCTGGTGTTCGACATGGCGCGCGTCTATGTCGAGCAGTCGCCGGTGCTACGGAAGCACTTGAAGGTCTACCGCAATGCCATCGTGCGGGAGTCAACGCATGCCACGTACAAGGCGTTGAGTGCAGAGGCCGGTATTCAACATGGCCTATCCGCTCACGGCGTGATCTTTGACGAGCTCCACGTGAGCAACCGCGAGATGTGGGAGGTAATGCTGTCGAGTCAAGGGGCGCGGCGGCAGCCGCTCACCGTCGCGCTTACCACTGCAGGCTACGACCGAAAGTCAGTGTGCTGGGAATTATGGCAGTACGCACTCGCCGTGCAGAGCGGAGCGATCACGGACGAGACTTTTCTGCCTGCGATCTACGCCGCCGAGATCAAGGCCGACTGGAAATCTGAAGAGACGTGGCAGAAGGCAAACCCAAACCTCGGCGTGTCCGTGAAGATGGACTTCCTGCGGAGCGAGTGCGCCCGTGCGGTAGAGATGCCGACGTACGAAAATGTTTTCCGCCAACTCTTTTTAAACCAGTGGACGGAGCAAAGCACACGCTGGCTGCGGATGGATCATTGGGCGCAGGGTAACGAGCCCTGCCCCGTGGATCTCACCGGGCGTGAGTGCTGGGCCGGGCTCGACTTAGCCACGACGTTCGACACCACTGCGTTTGTGCTGATCTTCCCGCTGGACGATGGCACCTTCTGGGTTGAGCCCCACTTTTGGATTCCAAGCGACAACGCCCACCAGCGCGAGCGGCGCGACAAGGTGCCGTATCTCACGTGGCAGCGGCAGCACTTTCTTAATATGACCGAAGGCAACGTCACGGACTTCGAGCACGTGCGGCGTGACATCAACGCCCTGGCTTTAAAGTACCGAATCCGTGGCATCGGCCTAGACCCGTGGAACAGTGCGCAACTCGGCCAGCAACTGCAAGGCGATGGCCTAGCCATGACAAACTTTCGGCAGGGCTACGGCTCACTCAGCGGCCCGAGCAAGCAGCTCGAGAACTGGGTGGTGGCCGGCAAGCTACGGCACGGCGGGCATCCTGTGCTCGCTTGGCAGGCGTCTAACGTGGCGATTCAGACTGACTCGGCGGCAGGCAACATCAAGCCCAGCAAGGCACGCAGCACAGAACGCATCGACGGCATCGTGTCGCTAGTCATGGCGATCGGCTTGTGGCAGACGGCCACGGCACCGGCACCTGAACAATCTTGGGACATTCTAAGCATATGAGCGAACACGCCGCCGCCGATTTCAAGATGTTCGACCTGCGTGGCATCGACTGGCCCGAGGTTTCGCCAAGCCGCACGCCTTCGGGCATCCGCGTCAACGCCGACAACTCGATGGCGTGCTCGGCCTACACGGCCTGCATTCGCGTCATATCGGATGCGGTATCAGCCCTGCCGCTCCACGTCTATGAGCGGATGGCCAACGGCGGCAAGGCGAAGGCCACCGCCCATCCCGTCTATCGACTCCTGCACCAGCAGCCGAACCCGTGGCAGACGGCGCAGGAGTTCCGCGATTGGATGACGGGAATGTACTTGCACTACGGTGCGAGCTACGCCGAGATCCGCCCAGGTGCTCGAGGTGCCGTGTCGGAGCTGTGGCCGCTGCACAGTTCCCGCATGGAAGTCGATCGGCTCTCTGACGGCACGCTGCGGTATCGCTACCGCGAGCCGAGCGGGCGGGAGACGATCTATCCCCAGGAGCAGATATTCGCCCTGCGGTTCACGACCGAGGACGGCATCAAGGCGATCCCGACCTACAAGATTTTCCAGAACGCCATCGGCCTGGCCCAAGCTTTGGAGGCTCACGGGTCCACCTACTTTGGCAACGGTGCCCGGCCCGGCATCGTGCTGGAGTCAGAGAACCCGATCCCCGTGGAGGCCGCCGAGCGGCTGCGTGAGCAGTGGGAGCGGATGCACAGAGGAGCCGACCGGGCATTCCGCACGGCGGTCCTGCCGAACGGCGTGAAGGCTCACGAGCTCAGCGGCAGCAACGAGGCGGCGCAGTTCCTGGAGACGCGGCAGTATCAGGTGATCGAGATCTGCCGGGCGTTCCGTGTGCCGCCGCACATGATCCAAGACCTGACACGTTCGACCTACAGCAACATCGAAGTGCAGGGAACGGAGTTTGTGCAGCACTGCCTGCTGCCGCACTTGAAGCGGTGGGAAGCAGCCATTTCTAGGGACTTAATCGTAGACGATGAGCGGTTCTTCGCGGAACACTCGGTTAGCGGCCTGCTGCGTGGCGACCACGCGAGCCGGTCGGCCTACTACGTCTCGGCCCTTCAGAATGGGTGGATGACCATCAACGAGATCCGCGAGCTTGAGAACCTTAACCCGATCGGGCCGGAAGGTGACAAGCACTTCGTGCAGCTCAACATGACCACGCTTGACAAGGTGGGCGCTGAGCCGCCAGCACCGGAGCCGATGCCCGAGCCGCCAGCCGAAGTAGAAGACAGCCCGGCCAATGACGCCGAGGATGCCACCGAACAGGAGGAGGAGTACACCAATGGAAATTGAACGCCGCGATTTCGCCTTCGAGGAAGACAACGAGCTGATCGTGGAAAGCCGGGCCGATGGCCGGGCCGCCATCATCGGATACGCCGCCGTGTACAACCGGCTTTCCCTCGACCTAGGCGGGTTCCGCGAAGAGATCCTGCCGGGTGCGTTCGACAAGATTTTGAATCGCCAGCGTGGCAAGGGCGACGTGGTGGCGCTGTTCAACCACGATTCGAATATCGTCCTGGGCCGTTCCTCGTCTGGCACGCTGGAACTCTCCTCAGACGAGAAGGGGCTGAAGTACGTAGTGACGCCGCCCGTCAGCCGGGCCGACGTGCTCGAGCTGATCCAGCGGCGCGACGTGCGGGGCTCGTCGTTCGCCTTCACGGTGGACCCGAAGAATGAATCTTTCCGCACTGGCGAGGACGGCAAGGCCATCCGCCAGATCCGCGAGGTATCGGGCCTCTACGACGTGGGGCCTGTGCTGAACCCGGCCTACCCTTCCACGTCTGCATCCGTGGCCATGCGTTCGTACGAAGCCTGGCTGGCAACGCAGTCGCAGCCCGAGCCCGAGGCTGTGGCCGCTGAGATTGTGAAGCGTTCGCTGGTCCGTGACGCAGCTGCTGCGTGGGCTCTGAGGCTTCGCCGTGTCTGAGGCACGCTGCACCTGCGGCGAAAAACTCCGGTGCCGCTCCAGCCGTCCATGTGGTGACGAACGGCAGCGGTATCTGCGTTGCCCACGCTGCGGGGCTCGCGCCGTGGCGTTTGTAAAAACAACGCTTTCGCAAATCCGCTTCTGCAAGGTGCCACGCCCGTAAGGGCAGAGTGGACTCCATCGGCAATACCGCCGCAGGAGTCTCACCGAACATGGACAATCTCAAGAAGCTTCAGGACGAGGCGGCAACCCTTGCCAACCGGATCGACGCCGTGCGGGCGATCGAGGCCGAAGACACGACCGCCCGCGATGTCGAGCTCATCGACCTCAACAAGCGTGCCGACGAACTCACCGCCAAGATCGACTTCGAGAAGAAGGTGGTCGAGTCGGCCAAGAATCTCCGCAGCGTGGTCGAGCGTTGCTCGCCGGCTCCCGAGGTGCGTGCCGAAGAGCCCAAGACCCGCATCGAGGCGGTTCCGTTCTCAGGTCGGCTCCGTGCGTTTGAAAACGCCAAGGATGCCTACTCGGTGGGCATGTGGTTCAAGAGCAAGAGCGGCGACGCCGAAGCCAAGCGGTGGTGCCAGGATCACGGCATCGAGGCTCGCGCCCAGGGCTCGACCGGAAGCACCACGGGTGCGGCCTTCGTGCCCGACGTTCTCTCCTCGACCGTCATCCGGCTCGTGGACCAGTACTCGGCCTTCGCTCAGAACGCCACCAACGTGGTGATGCCGAGCGACGTGCTCCTGTTCCCGCGTCGGACTGCCGGTGCGACCGCGTACTGGATCGACGAGAACGCCGCCATTACTGCCAGCGATCCCACCAGCAACCAGGTCACGCTGACGGCGAAGAAGGTGACGGGTGCGGTGGTCATCGCGTCGGAGCTCCTGCAGGACTCCATCGTGTCGATCGCCGACTGGATCGCTGCCGAGCTCGCCCTGACGCTCAGCAACGCCGTCGAAGCGGCTGCGTGGTCCGGCAACCCGAGCAACGCCCCTGGCGTGGCCGGTCTTGTGACGAGCCACACGGGTGGCCTTCTCGCTGGCTCGGCTGCCACCTACGCCGCGTCGCTTGTGACGGCTGCCGGTGACACGCCCGACGAGGTGACGAAGGCCAACCTCTTGGCGATGATGGCTGCGGTTCCGCAGCATTCAAGGGCGGGAAGCAAGTGGTTCTGCTCGCCGTTCTTCTTCGCTACCTGCATGCAGAATCTCGACCTCGCTCAGGGCGGGTCGGTGGGCCTGTCGCAGGGCATGGGTCCGACGTTCCTCGGCTCGGAGGTGGTTCTCACCGACCGGCTCCCGAGCGGTGCGGATTCCTCGGGTGTCATCATGGCGCTGTACGGCAACATGGCCAACAGCTCCTACTACGGCATCCGCCAGGCCATCGAGATCGCCAGCTCGGATCAGGTGAATTTCCTGTCGGATCAGACCGTGATCCGTGCGGTGGCTCGCGTGGCGATTAACCACGCCAACCTCGGCAGCTCGACGGTCGCCGGCCCGATCATCGGCCTGGTCGGTGCGGCCTAAGCCTGACGCCTTGACGTGATGTGCAAACTGGGCGGGCCGCTCCACTACGGGGCGGCCCGCTCTCTTTTGCGAGGCACGCATGATCGTCAAGGTTGGTGGCACCGAGGCCGACATCCGCGTTGAAGCCATCCTGTCGATGCCCAGGCTGTCGTTTACGGCCAATCACTTCGCTTGGGCTCAGGCGCTCATGCCGCTAGGGATTCGCCCCACGATGGGCACTGGTGCGTTCTGGGACCAGGTGAACACGCGGGTGATGGAACAATTCATCGACAAGGCCGAGTACCTGCTGACCATCGACTACGACACGTTTTTCACGAAGGAAGACGTTGAGCACCTTTTCGCCATGGCGATGACGTTCCAGTGTGACGCCATCACTGGGCTGCAGACGAAGCGTGAAGACGGCCGCCCGATGCTCACGCTGAAGGGCACGCTCGACAATCCGCCGCCTGACGGCACCACAAGCCTGCCTGCGTCGTGGTTCGCCGAGCCTGTGCAGGAAGTGGACACGGCCCACTTCGGGCTTACCGTCATCAGCACGGCCGCCCTGAAGCGTGCAAAAAAACCGTGGTTCTGGAGCAAGCCTGGACCAGACGGCGCGTGGAACGACGGCCGTGTCGATCCCGACATTTACTTCTGGCGGAACTGGCGCGATAGCGGGAACCGTGTGTTCGTCACGCCCCGCGTGGTTCTCGGCCACGGTGAGTACGTGGTGACGTGGCCTGGCCGGGATCTCGGCAAGCCTGTTTTCCAGTGGACTACGGATTTCACGAACACGAGCAAAAAACCCGAAACTGCATGGAGTGTGCCGCAATGAGGAAAATCACATTTACCCGCGCGTGGCGTGGCTACCGCAAGGGGCAGACTGTTGAGATTTCCGGTGGCTTGGCCACGCAGCTGCTCGCCCAGCGCGTGGCGGTTGAGGACACGCAGGGACAACTGATCGAGACGGCAGCCGTCGAGCGAGACGCCGAAACGGCCGACGCCACCCCGAGGAAACGCCGCCGTGCAATATCGAAGCCTGACTCGCCAGACCGCCCCAGCCGTTGAGCCTGTCACGCTCGCGGAGGCCAAGGCCCACCTGCGAGTCGACACGGCCACCGACGATGCCTACATCGGCTCGCTTATCACGGCGGCCCGTGAGTGGTGCGAGCAGTACCTTGATCGCACGCTGGTGCATACCCAGTGGGTCATGCGTTTCGACAAGTTCCCGCCAGACGGCACGCACGACATCGAGCTGCCCCGCCCGCCGATGGCGACGGCCGGCACCACTACGGCTGTTGCCCTGACGTTCACCTTTGAGAACGGCACCACGTCTACCTACTCGACGGCCAGCTACCGCGTGGATCGTGACGGCGTGCCGGGCACCGTGAAGACGCTGTACGGGCAGACCTGGCCGCCGCACCTGCAGGATGACAACGCCATCAGCGTGACCTGGTGGGGCGGATACGGGGCCAGCGGCACAAGTGTACCGGCGGCGATCCGCCACGCCATCTTGATGCTTACTGCCCACTGGTACGAAAGCCGCTTGGCGGCTGTCGCCACTGGTGCCGTGCCGCAAGACGTGCCCTATGGCGTGAAATCCCTGCTCGACTCACAACGCTGGGGCTCTTACCGATGAGCAACGTATCCGGGACGATTTCCGTAAACGTCGAGTTCCGCGACACGACCACGTCTATCGGCGTGCAGTCGCTGAAGACAGTCACGCTGCGTGAGGCTACGGAGTACACGACAGGGAAGGTGGCGATCGTGACGGGGACGGTAGGGACGGCGAGCGCAACTATTTCCTTCAACTCTACCGCGTACAAAAACGCAGCTGGCTCTGCCGTGTCGTTTTCGCAAGTGCAACGGCTTGCGTTTTCAGCAAGCCCCCTAGCTTTTCTTGATGTTGCTGCAGCGCTAGGGGGAGGTGACGCCGTTCTTGTCTCTAGGCAAAACGAAGCGACGCTCGTGGACGCACGCCAGTCCGGGTCGGCGAATGTCTACACCACCGCCGGCACCGCCTCATACACCCTAGTGCTCTACGGCACATGATTGACCCAGGCAAACTCCGCGAGCGGGTGACGGTGCAGCAGGCGTCTGCGGCGCGTAACAGCCTCGGCGAAGCCGTGCTGTCGTGGAGCGACTTTGCCGAAGTGTGGGCAAGCGTGGAAGGTGTGAGCGCCCGTGAGGCTTTGGCGGCTGGCCAGCAAGACACCACGATCACGCACCGCGTGCGGCTCCGCTATCTGCCTGGGCTCACGCAGCGCGATCGGTTCTCGTGGGGATCCCGCACGCTAAACATCGTCAGCCTGCTCGAGTACAACAACCGGGCCGAGCACGTTGCCATCTGCGAAGAGGTGACGTGATGGCTGGCGGCATCGACGTGAAAGTGGAGTTTCCAGAGCTGCGGGAATTGCAGAAGGCTTTTCGCCAGTTTCGGCCGAGTCTCGCACGCAAGCACATGGGCGCGGCCATCCGTAAAAGTCTTTCGCCTGGCCTTAAGGCACTGCGTGGCAACGTCAGCAAAGGGCCAACTGGCAATCTGGCTCGTGCGATCACAAGCAAGGTGAAAACCTATGTCAGCGGAAACGCAGTTGGCTTGGTTGGATTCACTGCAGCTGGAAGCGGCAAGAACAAATCAGCACGCGGCGGCTCGGTAAAGAAAGGAAAGGATCGCGCGTTTCACGCGGGCTTCGTGGAGTTTGGAACAAAAGAGCGTCTGGTGAAGACTTCGTCACGGCGTGGCGGTGCGTCGATTGCGTCAAGCTTTAAAACACTCGGCCCGTTCAAGATTGCTAGGGTGGCAAAACGAGGAAAGTTCGCTGGCGTCGTCCGAGTAAACACGTCGCCCAAGTATCCGAAAGCGTTTTTCCAGAAGGCACCACGCGGCGAGCTGCTCAAAATTCCCGAAATGCCGATTGGCGGCAAGAAGGGGCAGCCACCAGTTAAGACTGCTTACCGTGAGTCGCTTGGAACGATGCGCGCTCAGCTTGCCGTCGAGATGACAAACGCACTGCTTAAGGCGCAAAAAGATTTGGCAGCCAATTTCCCTGTTAAACGCAGAGACTTTAACCCAGGGCCGACGCCCTTCTAGGCCATGCCGCTCAAATCCCCAGAGTCTGTTCTGCGCACTGCCTTAGTCACGGACGCCGGCGTGGCCCTGTTGCTGGGCTCTCGCATTTACCCCGTGCTTGCCCCTGCGTCAGCGGCTCTTCCGTTTGTCACTTGGCGACGGTCAGCGATTGAGCGGGAGCAGACGCTTGGAACGCCTGCTGGCATGCCTCGGGTTAGCGTGGAATACAGCATCTACGGCACCACCTACGAAGAGGCCCGCCGCGTGTCTGACGCCATGCGGCTGGTTCTGGATGGATACGGCGGCAGTTCCGACAATACGGAAGTGAAGCAAGCGTCGTTGGAAGACGAATCCGACGACTTTGTCCAGCTGGCTGGAGCGGATCTCCCGCCTGTCTATCAGGTGACGCAGCGTTACGACGTTTGGTGGAGCGAGGGATAAGACATGCCATACACGCCCCATGACGGTTCCGGCACCACGTTTTCATTTGCCGGCAGCACGTATACCGTCACAAGCATCACGTACAGCATCACCGACCAGGCCTCCGCAGACCAGATCGACGTTTCGCACCTCGGGCAAACCACCGGCGCTACGGTGCTTACGCTGGCCCGTCCGCTCAAGGGCTCGGCTGGAGACACCGGCAAAGAAGTGACCATCGAATACTTGGCAGCCTCTGGCACGCCGATTGCGCAGGGCCAGACAGGCACGCTGGCAATCACTGGCGGCATCACGCTGAGCGTCACTTCCACTTGCAAGTCTTCCAGCGTCACGCTGACTGTGAATGACGCTGTCCGTGGCTCTGCCGCCTTCCAGGTGCCGTAGCCCACAGGGAGCCTCCCGTGGCTAGCTACAGCACAAACGTGGCGGTGAGTTGGAACGGCACGCCGTTTGTCGAAGTTACCGGCCTTTCGTGGACCTACGGCGGCGGCGCTGTGAAGGGCCGCAGCGTCATCTGGACAGACGAAGCCGGCACGTGCAGCGTCGAGTGCCTGGGCGGCGCAAACACGGCCACCAGCAACTACGGCGTGCGTGGCGACCTGGCGATTAGTGGCGGCGGCCAATCCTTGACCAACAAGGCAGTATGGGAGTCGCTGAGCGTGGCGAACGAAGTGAACGGCGTCACCCGGTTCACCGTCACATTCAAACTTCTGGACAACTGAACCATGGGACTGAAAGAACAGATCAAGGCCGCGAGCGTTCGCAAGCCGCTGAAAGTGCACGTGAAAGAATGGAACCTTGACGTGTACGTGCGAGTGCTAAGCGTGGGCGAGCGTGATGCTTGGGAGTTGGCTTGGCTCGACATCCGCAACAAGGGCGTTACGAAGTTTGACAACTTCCGGGCGTTTTACCTTGCTCGCACTCTCTGCGACGAGCACGGCGTGCGACTCTATCAAGACAACGAATTGGAAGAGGTGGCGGCGCTTGATGGTGCTGTCATGGGTGAACTGTTCGATGTGGCACAGAAGCACAACAAACTTACGGAGGCGGACGTAGTCGAACTAGCCGGCGAGCTTTAACGCCAGGCCATCGCGGCGGTTCCTGTTCATGCTGGCCGGGCATCTCGGGATGACGGTTGGCGAGCTCGAGCAGCGGATGGACAGTCGAGAGCTGAGCGAGTGGCTGGCGTTTGCCCGCTACTACCAGCCGCTCGACAACTCATGGGCACAGATGGGTGTGCTGGCCAGTGCCATGCTGGCCCCGTACTCACGGCGTGGCCACGTTCCAAAGCCGGCAGACTTCATCCCAACCGAAGCAGCTCCGCAACACCAGACGCAGATACTCGACGTTCTTTCCCAAATGAAGCGCGACCTAGACGGCAGATGACATGAGCACAGCACTTGGATTGGCAATGCAGATCAGCGCCAACACGGCCCAGCTGGCTCAGGCTGTGGCCGACGTAAACCAGAAGCTCGACTCCATGGGCGAGGCTGGCAAGAAAGCGTCTAGCGATCTGAGCACGCTGAAGAACATTGAGATTGGCAAGCTGGCCCTGGGCGGCATTCGCGCTGCCACGGCTGCGTTCACGAGCCTTGCCAGCTCGGTTACAGGGGCCGTCACGTCAGTGACATCGTTTGCCCTCAGCGTGGGCGAAGAGCTTGACGCCTTGAACGACGTGGCCAACCGCACAGGCGTTGGCGTTGAAGCCTTGCAGGCGTACGCCAGGGCTGCAGCCGACACGGGCGTAAGCGTGGAATCTTTTGCCAAGCAGATTCAAAAACTGACCATTAACATCGGTAAAGCCACGCTTGACGACAAAGCACAAAAAAACTTTGAAGCGCTTGGCATTGTCTTCGAGGAACTTAAGGCCGCCACGCCTGAGCAGCAGTTTGAGCAGGTAGTGGATGCCATCTCTCGCATTGCAGATCCGGCAGAGAGGGCAGCTCAAGCCGTAAAGTTCTTTGGCAAGGGCGGCATTGAGCTTGGCGAGTTGTTCACGCTCGGCCCTGGTGCGCTCACGAGCATGCGTCAGGAAGCCATTGCGCTCGGCCAGGTTGTCGATGCAGATGCCGTCAAGGCGATCGACAACATGAACGACTCATTCGCCGCCGTGTTCGCCACGGTCAAGGGACTGACCGGCGCCATCCTCGGCGAGCTTGCGGGTCCAATTAGCCAGATCGCCCAAGACCTTCTTGGCGTGATTAGGCAGGCCGGGCCGCAACAGATTGCCCAGCAGGTGGCTCAGGGTTTGCTCGATTTCATCAAGCTGGCGGGCAATTCGTTCTTCAAATTAGCCGAGTTCATCGAAGCGTTTATCAAGAAGTTCGCCCCGATCCTGGGGCTCGACATCCGCAGCGAGGCAGAGAAGGAGTTGGAGGCGCTTCGCAACAAGGAAGCGGGCACAACTCGCACAGTCAGTATCGGCGGCCGGCCTGTTGTGCAGTTCACGCCAGGCGAGCTGACTACGCAGGAAAAGCAGCGGCTGGGCGACCTTGAGCGGCAGGTGGCGGCCGAAGCCTCTGGCAGCGTGCTGCGGCAGTTCCAGGCCAACTTTAACGCAGCCATCGACACGGCATCCCAATCTCTTCAGCAACGCATGGAGGCAAACGCCGCAGAAGCGGGTCCAAACGCCGCCGAGGAAAAGCAGGTCACGCTGCTCGAGCAGATCAACCGCAACGGCCAAGTTGGCACCGTGGAGATCCTGAACTAGCCATGGCCGTACTCGCCTTCCGTGAGGTTCTGCCGCGCACGTTCACGCATCGGTTCGGCGAAAGCCCGACCGCTGAGCGTAAATTCGTAGTCACGACCACGGAGCCCGTCGCGCACCAGTTGCTGCTGAACACCGTAGGCATTTTCCACGGCGCGACACACCCGGAGTTCAGCTACCTGCGTTGCACGGAAGGCAGCGTCACCGAGCCAGACCGGCAGCACGCCGAGATCACGTACCGCTACGAAGTGCCCAACGTAGGCACGGAAGACTACCAGCCCAACCCGCTGGCACGCCGTGACGTGTGGTCGTTCTCCGTGTCGAGTGCCGCCGTGCCGGCTTTGTACTACTACCACGGCACTAGCAACGGCGACATCCGCCCACTCGTCAACGCTGCGGGCGATTACATCGAAGGGCTGCAGGCCGTTGAGGGCGAGATTAAGGCGACGATCACCGGCAACCGCCCGACGTTCCCGCTTGCCGTTGCTGGCAGCGTCACGAACTCCATCAACTCTGCTCCGTACCTTGGCGGCGCTGCATACACCTGGCTGTGCCAAGGCATTTCCGCTCAGCAGCAGCTCGAGGTGGTGAACGACGTTGAGGTGAAATACTGGAGCGTCAGCGTCGAGCTCGTGTACCGCTCCAGCACGTGGGTTATGAAGCTTCCGCACGTGGGCTGGCACTACGTTGACGCAAGCGGAGTAAAACAAAAATGCTGGATGTACAGCGGCGGCCCGGACGCAGCAGCTGGCAGCGGAAAAGAAATTGAAGATGCCAGCACACCGCAGGCGTTGACGGAAACTGGAAACATGAAATACCCAGGAGTTGGCGGCAACCCAGACCAGCTGCTGCGTCGCGTCCACCAGGCCATCGACTTCACAGGTTTTTTCGGCACCCCGCCGTTCTAAGGAGCCCGCCCCATGCCAGACGTCAACTACACGATCAACGCCCAGGTGCAGAAGGGCGCTCTCTCGCAGCAGTTCGCCGCGTCTGGCATCACTGCCGACATCGCCACGGCGGGCATTCTGGCCGTCACGCTGAACCTCGGCACTGCCGTGACGCAGATCAGCACGGCAACGATGGGCTCGCTAGGTCTGTGCTTCGCCCGTTCGCTCGCCACGGAGACAACGCACACCGTGAGCTTCGGCCGGTTTGACGGCACGGACCTGCACGAGACTGTCCGCCTGCGTGCCGGCGAGGCCGCGATCCTGCGGCTGGCCGCTGGCGACTACGCCGCGAAGGCGGCCGTTGGTGGCTCCCGCCTGGTGCTCACCGTGCTCGAGGACTGACCATGGCCCAGAAGCCAGACGGCAAGCCTGCCCGCACAGAGCGCGTCACGTTCACGAAACCGGCCGCTGAGCGGATCGCCAAGGTGGTGCGAACCGTTGAGGGTGGAGACCGGGACGCCGGGCCGCTGACGTTTGGCACTCGCTCTTCGCCTGCCAAGTCGGTGACGTTTTCGCTAGCGCGTTACCCATCGACAAACTCTTGGACCAAGGGATCTACGGCCCAGGTGCTGATCGTTACGGCAAACACTTCCACCGTTGCCTTCAGTGGCGTCACCGCGTCTGCGTGGAATCAGTTCGCCCTGATATCAGGGCATACAGGCAGCACTTCAAACACAACGCTTGGCGTCATCATCATGATGACCAAGATTTCCGGCGATTGGTGGGTTGTCAACGCGGAGGCATAAGCATGCGTTTCGGCGACCAGCTCAGCCCGCGAATCTACACGTGGGGCAATCCCGGCGTGCCGCA